TAGTTGCGTGACTCCTCCAACATCATAAGAAATTTGTTTACGACCCATAATAATTGTCTCACGTTCTGTCACCAAACCCCATGGTGACATACGTTTCATCAACTTCTCACCGAGAATTCTATCGATACGACGAACCAGATATGGAATATCATACAGTTCACTGTTCCAACCAGTAATAACTTCTGGAGTATTCTCCTCAATCATCCACCAGTTGATAAAGTCACTCAGCAGTTCATGTTCAGTTCTAAATCCCTTGTAAAGAACATTCTTCTGCTTATTATTGAAAGGACCACGACCCCATGTGCGGATTTGCTTTGTTGCATAATCCTGGATAGTAATGAGAAGAACTTCTTCCGCAGCAGATTCCACATCAGGGAATCCATTCTCTGATGCAACCTCAATATCAAGTGTAGCAATCTTAATCTTACTGGTATCAAACTTGATCTCCTCTTCAGGATACATCTCAGAAATATACTGATAGATGTATCGGTCATTACCGTAGATCTTAAAGTTTTCTACACCCTCATACTTCTTGATAAAGTCTCTACAATCACGAACAGTACCAGGTTCTACAGATTCAACATACTCACCTTCAAGGGTTTTATATTTTGTCTTCTTGTTTGCAGGGACAAAAAGTGTGGGATAGAACTTTTCCCTTGTCGCAAAGTGCCTTCCATTCTCATAACCACGGACCAGGAAGTGGTCACCGACCATTTGAACGTTGGTGTAAAATCTCATTATGTATCCTTTGGTGACGAATGTTCGTTTCAAACTTCTCCGTGTATATTATAGCATCCTTTCCGGCAAATTCCTCAAATGCACTGACGAACATTGAAAAATAATGCCAGTGATTTGGGGGAATATACTGCGGTGACATGCACACGAAGATATGATCAAAATTATAATTATCGAACTTATAATCTTCTTTCTCTATGTTTCTATAGTTGGGAACAACTTCATCATTAAACCGATTACGAACCTTGTTTCCACTGTTACTATTACCAATCCAAGTAAAAGAATTTAACTTTCCTCTACCACCCAACCAGGCACCCCAGTTTCCTTCATGAACCCTATCATATTTTAATAACTCATAAAACTCAGTTTTATAAGCATCTTCATCAGACATTTCTCCAGTATAATCACCACCAAAAACATCGTCATGGTGATCTATGTTGATTAGATCAATGTTCTCACAATCAGCAATACTGAATAAAATAGAATCATGTTCATATCCGAAAGAGACACTATCACAATTACGAAGTGCCTTCAGAAAAGTATTATAACAAAAAAGCAAATTAGATTGATCAATACGAAAATGACTTTCATTAAAATCAGTTCTACTGAAAAGTTGCTCCCATCTTATTCCTGGATTATCATTGAACTTTAATCCGTTATAGAGTTCTATAACTGGACCCATGATATAGTCCAGATCAATACTAAGAACTTTC